CTGCTGCAAAACTTGCGCCACCGCTCATTTTGTCTTTGATGTAACGATCAGTCATGATGGGTCTCAGTTGACCTATCACAGTTTCTGGACCCATGTTCATGGCACGAATTGCGGATGGATACAGGCTGTTGATGTCAACCGAACCAATCCATTCACTCATGCCCTTCTTGGGATATGCCACATACGCACCTGCGGCCTGAGTGTTGTCGTCAGTCAGCTGTTGCTTGCGGTTGGGCACAACCATGCCACGCTCGTGTGCTTCGTTGATGATGGCCTGGTCAGTCACAGCAACAGCGCCCATTGTGGTCTGTAGCAACACAGTGTTGGCATGTGCCAGTGTGTTGGCCAGATCCAAAAACTGTAGTTTCTTGTCCAGTTTGTCCAACAGTGCAGTGTCTTGTCTGTTGTAGGCAATGAATGTTCGAAAGTGTTGATTGTACAGTTGATCCAGTGTGCCTTCAAACTGTGTTTTGCGTTCACCTAGTTCGTGTTCGGCAATGGCATCCAAACTGTAACTGTGCCGCTCTTCATAGGTGTATTTGCGATACAACTGCATATAGTCCATATGCACTCGCCCAATCAAGTCGTATGTTTGTTGTTCAGCACCAAAGCGTTCAAATTTTCTTGGTTTGGGAAACTGCCCCCACAAACAGAATTTGCGAGTATCGTCCTTGCTGAGTATACGAGTAATACGATTCACTGTGTAGGGAATGTCGTAGCCCTCTGAATTCCAACCGCTGAGTACATCGGCATCGTCAATCAGGTCCAGAAACATTTTCAGCATGTCTGCTTCGTTGTCAAACAAGAATGTGTTGTCAAATTCAGCAACCAGTTCTTGTGCAGTGGCCATACTGATACTTTTGGGCGGTACGGCCAAGGTGACCAACTGATCCAGCCAGTTCAAATAAACAGAGATGGCAGTGACAGCATTGAATGGATCGTGAGTGGGAGAGAACCCACGCTCTTTGTCAAAGTCTACTTCAATGTCAAAAAAGGCCGTTTGCAGTTCCGGAGCAACAGCATCTTTGTAGTTTTCTTCAAAACATCTGAAGATGGGGTTGATATCGCTTTCGTACAACTGCTTGCCGCCGTGCATGCGAACTTCTTTGCGAAATTCTTTGTTGTTGCGTGTGCTAAAACGTGACACAGGTGTGTCGTAGATGCTGCGGAACTTGCCGCGGGCTTCATCATAGTAAAAGATATAGTTGGCTGGATATTCTTTGTAGACTCTCTTGCCGCCTTGGCGTTCTACAACATGGATGCGATCGTGTTCACGATCAAACAGTGCGTCTACATAACTCAATTATTTCTCCGTTTATGGCCGGTGGGCCGTGGTTCATGCTCGTATCGTGAGCGACTCGTATATATTTATAGTCCCGCAAACCATGTGCCTGATAATTGTTTGACCTTGGCAATTTCTAGTTGTGCTGTTTCGAACTCAGGGTGCTTGGAATTAAACACATCATGAAATTGAAATTCCGTTTGTGACCAGGTCCCCCAGTTTGTTACTCTTGAATATTCTACTAGATCCACATCAAATTGTTGGCACATTTGATAAAATGATTCAATTTCTTGATAATTTTGTTGTTGTACAATCATTCTGGTATGCAAGGCAAACCCTTGAAGGTGTTTTTTATTCTGTAAAAAATTCATTGACTGTAACAGTTGTTCCCACTTTCCGCCCCGCCGTATTTTTTCGTATGTGGCAGCTTGTGAGGCGTCAATACTCACAGTTATTTTTTTTACAGATGCTTGCATGTCTCCCAGCCGATGCCAGTTTTGTTCACACATCAATCCATTTGTTCCAATGTCTAATTCTAAGTTGGGAAACTTAGAACGATCAATAGAATTCACAAAGGTCATTAACATGGGACTAGCAAAAACTTCTCCTGTGCCACTGACTTCTAATTTTATTTTTTGATCTGTTGCCTTAGAAAACAAATTGTTTGAAACAATTTCTCCCACACGATGTTGTTCTTGCTGTTGCTCTAACGGAGTTTTTTTAATGTGTGTACGGCAACTAGGACAACTTAAATTACAAGTTTCGTCTCCTTGGAAACTGATGTGATGTGGCATTTCGAATGTTGATGCGTCATTGAACAGTGCTTTTATGTTTGAAGGTACTGTGTCAATAGTGTTTAAACTGTTGTTAGTAATTACCCCACACAACTTTTCATTGCAATAAACATATGATCCATCAATGATACTTTGTCTAATCTTTTGTGCCAGATCAGACATCAACATTTCTTTTAATGTGGTTTTTTTTAAATTTCCAATTGTAGTCGACATCCAGGAGTGACACCCACACATCCTTACATCGCCATTGAGTGTGACCTCAATCATAACAAATGGGGACAAACAGTATTGTCCCTGAAATTGCTTAATTGGAAAAATAGTAATCATTGATTATAAAGTCTTGCCCACAGTCTCAAGAATTGTTTCCAGCAATTCGTGATCCTGTTTGGCTTTGCCAAATTCGGCTTTGTGTGCCAGCTTGATGGCTTTTTTCAACACACTGGGTTTGATTTCAAGTTCTTCTGCAATGGCCTTGATGGTGTCGTTGAGACCGCCGGTGAGTGTTTCAATCTCCTGAGTCACCTGCATGCCCTCATTGATGATTGCTGTTAGCTTGATCTTTTGGTCGCCGTTGAATGTCTTCGGTTGTGTCATAAAATACTCCAATTAAAAAGTTATTATAACATGGATTTTGTCAATGTCAATACAATTTGGTAATAAGCTCACTTCCAGTAACCCAAGTAGCGAATTTGGTTTACTGCGCCAGCAGCCGGCGCACACAACGGTAACAAATACCGGTCCTAAGGTGTGTTCTGTTATTTGCCTGCCACTGCCAGTGCAGCGCCTTTGTTGAAACTGGGACTCCATGGACTGTTGCCCAGTTTTAGTCCTTTGCGTTTGCTCCAATCATATCCGGCTCTGTGTCCCGAACAGTCTCGGGTACATTCCGATCCAAGAAAAGTCAATTCGCGCAGTTGATCTCGTGTCCACCGGTCAGGTATCACGCCATGCTTGGCCACAAATGCATCGTGTAACTGTTTGCCTGTGATGCCATAATCTCTGGCGATGGTCTGCATCATGTGGTCAATTGCGCTGTAGCCCTTGGGATCGTCAAGATCTTTTTCAAGATCCTCTACTGCGCCTTCTTTCACAATTGCAAATTCACTAGCTCTCATGGAATCAGTTAACAAGTTTGTTGTATGGGCTAACAGACGCAATGCCCGCTAATCTTTTCATGCTAGCAAGAGAATCTTCCGCCACAGGTGCTGCTGCAATATCATTACCTTGATCATCCAATCCTGCCTGTGCCATCATTGCAGCTAATTTAGGATTTTTAGCCTTCATTGCAGCTATTGCTGCGGCTTCTGGATTTCCACCTGCGGCCATGGCAGTGTTTGCTGTTTGCACAATATCTACTTTCTTACCTGCTGGATTAGTTGCTGGTGAAGTTGTTCGCGGCTGAAACATGCCAGTCGTTGTTGGTGCTGCTGGCGCAGTTACAGGTGCCGCCGCTGCCGCCGCTTTAGCTTTATTTGCTTCTGCTGCTGCATAAGCAGCTTGTCTATCAGCTTTTTCTTTCGCTGCTAATTCTGCGCCGTAAGCAGTTAACTCACCAGTCTTGCCGTTATATCTAGCAGTTGGTGAATCAGGTGTTGGTTCTTTTGCAGCCACAGGTGCTGCTGGCGCAGCTACAGGTGCAGCTACAGGTACTGCCGCTGCTGGCGCAGGTGCTGCTGCTTTCGCTTTATTTGCTGCTGCGTAAGCAGCTTCTTTAGATTTATTTGGTGTTAGCAATCCAGGTTTTTTGGGAGCTGCCGCCGCTGCTGTTGTTGTTGGCAATGTAGCTGCTGGCTTATTTCCTGTCCAGATCTGGTTGGAGCGAGGAGCAGCCTCATGTATGGCCCTGATCGGGAGTCCGGCAGACTTTAGTATGGATTGTAACTGGCTTTCTGCTAGATCTTCATCTTCACCTTCAGCATCAAAATCATATTTGTCGTATTGAATATGGCCATCGTGCCCAATTCCAGATAGAATCACCATAACATAGTCGTCGCCGTAATCGGGCTCCCAACCCAGTGCTCTTAATTCATCTGCATTGGTGCCTTCAGTCCAGAATTCATAAGCTAAAGGAAATAATTTTGCCTTGTACTTGTCCATCATCGGCAAGTATGATGGGTCAAGATTAAGTGGCTCAAATTCTTGTGTTGGAAACATTTCAGCAGCATCGCCTGGAGTAATTTTTCCAGTCATTTGTCTCATTGACTTGTCAAATTTTTCATCGCCTGTGGCCTCCGCCAGGCCTTCTAGCTCTGGCGCTGGCCAACTCATGTAGCTGCGGCCATTGATATCTCCGGCTCGAACCACAAACACACCCGGCGTATCATCATAGCCTTCATCTTGGCCAATTTCCCAGCCTGCTGCTGCCAGTGTTTGTTCCACTTTAGGATCTTCATCACCGTTGTACCACTGTGCTGCCAGTTGCCGGAGTGTGTCATCACTGAAACCATCGTTGCTGTCATCGTTACTGTCGTCCATTGCAAATTCATTCAGGCCTTCAGCCACACCTTCGTTCTGTGGTTCATAGTACCAGCCCATACCTGGATCATCACTATCAGTTTTTGCTGGATTGTTGAACTTGAAATAGGCAATTAGTTTTGGCTTGCCGTCGTAGTTCCAGTAACCCCTGAACTCACCAGTGGCATCATTCATATCTTCCTTATCAAAATGATCTGCTTCAAATTGACCAAAGAAATTTATACTACGACCATACGGTTTGGGATCAGGATACTTGTATGGATCATCACCAATGTCGTCATCTCCGCCGCCACCGGGAGCAAATTCATTCAGGCCTTGTGCAGCATACTTGGCGTACACATTGCTATTTTCGCCGTAGCCATGTCGTCGAGCCATTTGTTGCAATTGCTCTCGAGTCTTGCCTTGGAAGTATTCTTTCTTTTCAGCGTCGGAC